CTTGCTGTGTTGAACTCGTTGCTGGAGCTGCTGTAGGTTCTACAGGTAACGCCGCTTTCGGTGCTACATATCCAGAGAACGCTTAATCTCTATTTTATTTTTTATACGGGGGCTTCGGCTCCCTTTTTTCTTATGGCTACCACAACTATTGAAACCGATACCGAACTATCCGCAGTTAACTCAATACTGGGAGCTATCGGACAAGCACCTATAACACAATTAAAAGATCCGTCCACTGGAGTTATCGCAAACGCTAACCCAGAGATACAGTTTATATACAACTTACTACGTGATGCAAATGTAGACGTACAGTCAGAAGGCTGGCACTTTAACAGAGAACGTCATGTACCCTTTAGCAAAGATACTAATAATAAAATAGCTATCTCAGATGATATAGTTAAGATAGATTTACCAGACAACTGGAGTAGAAGAACCCGTAACTTTGTAAGACGTGGCGGTTTTCTGTATGATAAAATTAAACACACCGATGTCTTTACTGACATGGGTTCAACGATTGAACTAGATGTTATTAGAGTCTATAATTTTGAAGACTTACCTCCTGTATTTAAAAGACATATAACTTACAGAGCTTCAAGAATGGCAGCTACACAACTCGTAGCTAACCCACAACTTGTACAATTACTAGGGTCCCAAGAGGCAGTTAGTCGTGCAAGTCTTATGGAGTACGAGTGCAACCAAGGAAATCATAGCATGTTTGGCCTTGAAGATGAGACTGCATATCAAGCATATCAACCATGGAGAAACCTTAGAAGATAATGGCAGGCATTACACAAACTATCCCTAGCTTTATTTCGGGGATTTCAGAACAACCCGATCACTTAAAATTTCAAGGACAGCTGACAGATATTGTTAATGCGATACCTGACATCACACTTGGATTATATAAAAGACCGGGTGCTAAACGTATAGGAACTACTCCTTTGCCTAATGTGCAGAGTGGTGGTTCTTGGTTTCACTATTACAGAGATGAAACAGAAGGTTCATATGTAGGTCAAGTTGCAGCTGACGGACAAGTTAGAGTGTGGCGTTGTAGCGATGGTACACAGATGACTACAAGCTATACACACGATGGAGTTAATCATCAGTCTACAGTAACTAATTATCTTGCAACAAGTGAACCAGAAAATTTACAGTTCCTTACTATTAACGATACTACCTTTGTTTGTAGTCGTGATAGTTCTAACGCTAATACTTTAATAGGACAGACAGGTACTACAGCTGACAGACCAGAAGCTCACTGTGCTATGATCGAATTGATGAGAACAGAAAACGGTAGGCAGTACGGACTAAACATATTTGACTCCTCCTCTACAGGAAACTTAACTACTATCAAGCGTGCTACTAAAGTAAAAATTACAGGCAACAGCTTTGACGAGTCAGACGGCTCAGGTCATTGCCCCGGTATAGGTACAGAGGTGTACGCTGTTACAGCTGCTGGAAGTTATGATGCTACAAGTAATATAGTACATGTAAAAAACAGCAGTGGTACAACTATTACATCAGGTAAAACTAACCTAGTATTTCGTGCAACAGCTCTCGGTCAACAAGGTGTCAGCCCTAACTATAGTGCTAGTAGCAATGGACCGGGTGGACAAAACTACAGATGTAGCTATAATTTAGAAGTAACTTTATTACATGGTGGTGAAGGCTGGGATGTTGGTGATGTTATACGAGTTAATCCAGAACATGCTTCTGAAGCAAATAGTTCAGATGGTCAGGCTTATTTAGATATTAGTATAACAGAAATAGAAACTACACAAGTTAAAGCTACATTATCAAGTAACGGTGACGGACTTATTAGACCTACGCCTACGCCTTTTGATGCAGATACAGCAGTTACAGCTGACACTATTTTAGCTGGTATTGTATCACAGTTACCAGCTGGTATATCAGCTAAAGTTATAGGACCGGGTATATATCTTTCCAGCTCCTCTGCATTTAACGTAGAAGTAGCAGAAGAAGATTTAATGAGAGTCTTTCAAAAATCAGTTAATGATGTAACACGTCTGCCTAATCAATGTAGACATGGCTATGTAGTAAAAGTATCTAATGCTAGAATGTCAGATGAAGATGACTACTACCTTAGATTTTCCGGAGAAAATAATTTAGATGGTGCTGGTTCTTGGAGTGAATGTCCAATACCGGGTATTACAGATACGTTGACTAACATGCCGTTAGTTCTACAGCGTACAGCTGCAACTACATTTACGGTTAGACCTTTTACATATCAAACACGTAGAGTAGGAGATAATAATACTAACCCTATGCCTACATTTGTAGGTTCACGTATTAACAAAGTATTGTTTTTCCGTAATAGATTAGCTGTATTATCTGGTGAAAATGTCATATTATCTAGACCGGGTACGTTAGGATCCCCTGACTTCTTTACTGAATCAGCTCTGACAGTGTCAGCTAGCGACCCTATTGACATATCTGCTGCATCTATGTTTCCATCTGATATATTTGATGGTATAGAAATCAATGCTGGACTACTTGTATTTAGTACAAACCAACAGTTTCTACTGTCTACAGATGACACAGTACTAAATCCAGATACAGCTAAGTTAAGAAGTGTATCTACCTTTAATTATAATAAAGATATACCCCCTATATCACTAGGAACTACAGTATCTTACCTTGATAACTCTGGTAAGTTTAGTCGATTAAACGAAATGGCTAACACATCTAGAGAAGGAGAGCCTGATGTCGTAGAAATTAGTAAGCTAGTACCTACATTACTACCTAAAGACTTAGATTTATTTACTAATTCCAGAGAAAACTCTCTTATATTAATAGGTAAAACTAACTCTGACACAGTATTTGGCTATAAATATCTATCTATAGGTGATAAAAGACAGCAGCAAGCATGGTTTAAATGGAAGCTAAACAATCCAATACTGTATCATTTTATTATAAATGACGAGTATTTCTTTGTAGATACAGATAATTTTTTACAAAGCATAAAACTTGTACAATCTGACAGTGATCCTATTATTACACAAGATGATGTTAATTATCAGATACATTTAGATAACCATACTACTGTTGGTAATGGAAGTTATAGTGCAAGTACAAACTTAACAACCTTTAGTAATCAATCAGACTGGATAGATCAAGTTACCACACCAAACTATGCTTTAGCTATAATTGATTTAGATACTAACTCAACTAGATTAGCAAGATATGCTTTACCTACTGTAATTAACGGAGACGATTTTACAGTCCCCGGAGACTGGTCTACAGGTACATTTACTATAGGTTATCTATACGAATACCTTGTTAAGTTTCCTAGAATTTATCCCAAGAAAGTACAGGGAGAAAAATCTTTTGCTGATGTTAACTCGTCACTTATTGTACACAGACTCAAGTTACATTTTGGTAAGATAGGTCTATACGAAACGACGTTAACACGCATAGGAAAAGATGACTACACAGAGATATATGAATCATCACTGTTAGATGAGTATGAGGTATCAGATGCACCATATTTAGAAGAGTATATCAAAACTATACCTGTTTACGAAAAGAATAAAAACGTAGATATTGTACTTAAATCAAGTCACCCAGCTCCAGCTACCCTAAGAGCTATGGCATGGGAAGGTGACTACTCACCATTATTTTACAAACGTGCCTAATTACATACACCCAATCACAACTGAGGCTGCCATAGAGGTGGCCTCCAACCTACGTCCAGACGACCTCAGAGAGGTGACAGAGGGTCACGGGTTAGATCCTATGATCTTCTTACCTATGGCTGCTCAGGAAGGCTCTGCTGTGTATTTCACAGTACCAGACGGCAAGACTGCCGGACTAGCCGGAGTAGGAGAAGGCGGAGTAATCTGGATGTTATGTACACCAGAGATAGAACGCTATCCCATCACATTTGCGAGAGAAGCCAAACGGTATGTCGATAGCCGTAAAGAGCCACTCTTGTGGAACATAGTAGACTGTAGAAATACAGTACATTTAAAACTGTTAAAGTTTTTAGGTTTTAAGTTCCTACGTAAAGTTAGGAATGGACCATACAATTTAGAATTTATAGAATTTTGCCGTGTGCGTAGATGCTAATGCCGCAGCTAGAAATGCTGCGAAACAACGATGGATGGAGAAAGATGCTAAGTATCGTTCTGAATCCCTAAAATTTTGGAACAGAGAAACTTCTGCTGTTCGTGGTATGCAACGTGCTGCCACAGGTTATAGTCGAGCTATTAGTAATGACTACCAGCGAGCCTTGTATGTACAGGGTCAAGCTAGGAAAGCTTACCAAGCAGGCTTTATAAAATATCAACAATCAAAAACCTCAGTTAACGAAGGCGGTAGAGACAGACGATCCCTAAAGAAAGGATTAGTTGCTTTAACCAGAGCCAGAGGACAGTTAGATAATGCTGTACAAAAAGAGTTTGGAGTACAGATGCAGAGACGCTATCGAGCAAGATTAGGTCAGATGCAGAACTTCCAAGCTAAAACAAGAGAATCACTCGGTATAAGACCAGAGTATGGTGCTCCAGTTATGATGCCTCCAAGCGATAGACTCAGCGGTGCGTTAAGTATTGCAAGTAGTATTGCTGGTATTGTATCAGGATTTGGTGGACTTGGTGCACTTGGTGGTACAAAAACTGCTCTTAGTAGTTTTGAAACAATGAGTCCTATTATGAACTCAGCCTTTTCCCCTCTAGTCACACCAACTAATATGTTTAACCCCTCATTTGTAGGTGGTGTTTCTCCTTTACAAGGATTTAGTTAACATGACACAATCTTATTTTGAATACCTCGGTAAACAGGAAGCCGCCCCCTTTACCAATGAAAAGTTAGATTACGAAAAGACAGAACCTGATCTAACAAAAGCAGTCAATGCTCAGATTGACAAGAATATACAAGACCGTAAGCAGTTCTTCGCAGATAATATATCTAACTATAACTTAACAATGAAGGCTAGGTCTAGACGACTAATAGATCTTCAGAACCTTACAGTAAGAGGTAAGCAGTTAATTGATCAGCGTCAGGAGTATTTAGAAGATAAGAAAGCTTTTGATGATTTTGTAGAATTATACAAAGATCCAAGCAAGCGTGAACAATACGCTACTATTGAAAAAAACATTGATGAAGTAGAAGGCGATCTTCAGCTTGACGAAGATGTAGAAATAGCAAGCATTGAGACAACTGGTAAGGATACAACAGGTCAAGTTATATCAGGCGATCAACTACTTGACTTTAAAAAAACTATTACAGCTGAGGAGTTTGCTAACCCTAAGCATGCAGCAAAAAGCATGCAGACTTACTTTCCTATCTACTTAGATATAGCTAAAGAAAGTTTACTGTATAATAATAAGTTATACGCAGACTTAACTTTCTCAGAAAAACAAGAGTGGATGAAAGTTGCAGGGGCTAACTATGTAGCTATGTTTGCTAAAGCTAATCCTAAGATGACTGAAGGGCAGGTAATTACCCACTTTATGCCTAACTACGATAGTACATCTAAGTCTTGGGCTGGTCAGTCGTATGATGTAGAAAACAAAGCTGTTAATAACTTACG